GCTTTTCACCTTTAGCAGCTTTCACCCGCTGCATCAACTCACTACCTTCTCCGCCTATCTTAGCAGGAATGACGACAACAGGCTTAGGCTCCGGCCCACCTTCGTTTTCAAAATTCTGGCGCGCTTCACGCGCAACTACCTGATTTTGCAGCTCATTGTCACGATCTGACCATTTTTTCAACTCAGCAGCCACCTCATTCGCTTTACCGCCCATTTCATGGCTAAACTGATACCAACGCCCCGCTTGCTGTATGGCGTCGTTTTTCCACTTCGTTCCAGCCTCAACGTTTTTCTGCGTAGTCTGTATGTCGTCCATCAGTTTTAATGCTTCCGCGTCGCTAACTTTTTGAGCCTGGTAATCTGGACTAGCCACCTCTGTGCGGAATTTTTGAGCTGACCCTATGCGAGCGTCAGCGGCTTCCTGGGCGGCATTAGCCGCCTCCTGCGTGCCGACGTCCTTACCCACTTCACCAAGTTTCTGCTCAATGGCGGCTTTGGCTTGCTCAGGACGTTGTTTAACAAAACGAGAAATAACATTGTTAGACTTGTCGGTATTAGTCAGCAGTTCGTGCAACTTGGGAGCGGTCTTGAAAGCTTCTGGACCGGTCAGCGGCACCTCAGCCTCGTTAGACTTCTTCACTAGCTGCCTAGCCTGCTCAATTTCTTCCGGTGACAAATCGTCCATCGCCTTTTGTAGCAGCTTAGCCCCCCGGCTGTCAATCTTGGTAGCGGCTGGCCGCTCCGCCACTACTTTAGCAACGTTGCGCAGCCCGACAGCAGCAGGCACCAGAGCAGGAGCGGCTTCACCTATCGCCTCACCAGCTACACGACCCTGCTCACCTCCAACTGCCTCGCCAATGGCCCCGCCGACTTCTTTACCGGCTTTACCCGGCACCCCCAGTACCGTATTAGCCATTTGATTTATAGCCTGCCCCGTAGCACTGCGCGGTTGGTATGTTCCTGCTTTCTGTACGGAATGCACAGTTTCAGCACCTTTCTCAGTCGCTTTGTCGATGCCTTCTCCGCTAGCCAGCGAATACGCAGTGCGCCCCAAGCCAGCCACTCCGCCGACAGCGGTTGAGGCTAGACCAGTAGTGACGGACAATAACGATTCACCAGCACCTTTCAGGAAAGATTCTCTCCCCTTGCTTGCCTTGCGCGCCAGCCGTTCAAGACGAGCGGCTTCTGGAGACAATTTCTTGTCTTCAGGCGCGGCGTACTCATCAGCAGAGTATGAGTCATCTTCAACCGGATTTTTCACCGTTTCCACCTTGCCTACAGGCTTGGCGGTGGACAAGTTAAACCCACCTTGACCAGCGTTTTCTGCTACAGGCTTGGCAGTGTTTACGTCAAATGGCATTACTTCACCTCTTCGATTTCGCCGTTAGGACCGACATAGGCGCGGTTTCCTTTGGCGTCCTGATGCAGCGCCCAGCCTTTAGCATTTTTCAGCGGCGCTGATTTCTTGGAGGTCGATTTTTCCCCAGTCGTTCCGGCCAGCTCTCGTTCAATGGCAGCAATGTCTTGCTCTGCGCGGCGCTTGGCGTCGGGATTCTGAGCCTCATCACGGCGAGCCTGAGCACTATCGAGTTCTTGCGTCAGAATCTCAGTTCGGCCCTGATCCATTTCGCCCTGCTGGGATTTTGAGACCGATGGGAACCCTTCGCTTGACTCCTTCTTGGCGCCACGTATCCGGCGCTGATTAACCTCGTCAATCTTGTCTTTTAGGTTTTTCTTGCGCCAACCAGATTCTTCCTTCATGACATTAACGCCGCGCTCAATTTGCTCAAAATAAGAAGCGTTAGGCATGACTTCCTGCATTTCATGACGAGCACTATCCGTAGTCGGTCCTGTCAGGTTCGGATTGTTCAAAATCTTCGCCGATTCAGACGTATAGGTGTTCAGTCGGGAATTGAACTCGGTTACGTCAGGATCGCCTTTAACAGACTTGCGACCAGCACGAATCCACCGCTCAAGAACCGGGACGCCCGTACTATCCACCTTCTTGGCGATGGCGACCAATTTATCGCCAATTTGACTAGCCGTTTTCTCAAAGGAATCGACCGCGTCTAGTTGTGGAACCAGTTTATCCAGAGACTTCTGATCGGCCTTTAAAGTTCCTACCTCAATAGCGCCCTCACGAGCACTGACGCCCTCCCCCTCATTCAATGCAGTAACGCCACTTATGACAGATTGACGTTGCTCTTTGGATAGGCCAAGGCGAGACAAGACTTGTGGTCCGAATACTCGCACTTGCTCAGCCATCGTAGCAACATCTTTAGGATCTAGTGGCTTGCCTGCTGCATCTTTGACTTTCTTCGCCATCATGTCAATTTTCTCTTGGGCTTGCGCAAGTTTAGTATCAATTGCCTCAGTCTCTTTTTCCTTATACCCCGTAGTAGCCTCGGCCGATTTTGTTTGAGCTTCGCGCAGCCGATTGACCTGCTCCTCCTTCACTTTATCCATATGCCATTTTGTATCGTTGACGATGGACCGAAGCTGCTCAGGCTCCAATGTTTCAAACTGGTTCAGTTGTTCAGGCGGGTAAGCCGGGCGCCCAGTGATCGGAGATTTTTCATTAGCCGCGGCTTGTATCATCGCCTGTTTAGTGGCGACATATGCCTGTTTCGCTTTTTCAGGATCTTTCGTTTGGCTCAAAGCATAGTCGTATGCCGACAACGCGCCGTTCATCATTTTGCTAGCAGTCTCTTTCTGCTTTGCCACTACATCCAGTGCGCTGTCATCCAACGCCACCAAACTAGTTTGTAGTTTAATCTCCTGATTTTTCTTGGCATCTATGCGCTTCGCCAGGCCTTCCAACGAATCCGGGCTTAGACGAGTTCCAAGCTCCTTAGCAGCAAGCTCCAATCCCCCTGCGGTGTACAAATCACCGCCAGATTGCTGGTACTGTTGCAAGATCATCTTGTCGCGCTTTTTCTCTTCCTGTAGCTGCTGTTTTTCGATGCGGTCGGACTGATCCGATTTAAAATTCTCAATCGTATCGGCCAATTTGTAGGCGTCACCGGCCGCTGCCATGGTATCGATCGGCTGAAATGGCTTAACTGATAAAGGTAGACGAGAATCTACGTTCATCGGAATGGATTGATCGATTCGCGCAGCGCCAGCTGGACCAGCAGAAAGTGGAATTTGTTCATTGATTGCCATATCAAACCCCTGGCCCTGTGGCTAAAGTGTAGTTGGGTGTCGTCGGTATATTCCCGAATACATTATTCTTGGCAATCTGGTTTCCGATTGCGGTTGCACCGCTGCTCAGTGCATTAGCTGCTCCTATGTTACCGGCAGCAATAGAGTTAGCTCCACCAGTAATGCCATTAGCCGTAGCGCCAGCAGCTCCAGTAATACCTCCAGCAAGGTATCCCGCTGAGCTAACGTTTCCTGCTGCGGTAGCATTCGCCGCGCTAGTGATACCGCCAGCGTTATAGTTCGCTGCCTGTTGTTGTCCTGTTGCGGTATATCCGGCCGCAGCTTGTTGAGCTTGAGAACTAGCCCCGGCTGCTCCCATCGTACCAGAAGCTTGAGCCTTCCCGATATTACTCTGCAAAGTTTCTATGCTGACACCAGCTTGTGCTAATGCGCCTTGTAGCTGGTTAGTCGATACTTGACCGGTTGCCACAAGATTTTGGAGGCCGCCCAATGTAAGATTATTAGATTGTAGCCACTGGTTAAATGCTTGTTGTTCGTACTGGGCCGCCGTTCCTTCCGCAAACTTACCCAAACTCTGAATATTTGCCGAAGACAACTGTAATCCACCAGCGGCCGACGCGTTATTAATGGCTTCCGTTCCTTGTCCTAGAGCGAACTTATACGCCTCAGAATTCTGTGCATCCGCCATTGTAAATGGCTTATTGAATTGACCGCCTGGCTGTAGCCCCTTGCTAAGAGTCTGTAAGGCTTCAGTTCCAGCCTCCATATACGGCCGTTGATTAGCTGTTTGCCGATCCAGAATGTTGTTTGCCGTACCGATAGCCGCGTTATACCCGGAAACCTCTTGACCGGCCGCAGTTTGATATCCTCCAGCTAGAGTGTTTCCCGCCGATAGAGCCGCGCTTGATTGAGTATTAGCAGAACCAGTTGCGCCAGCGGCCTGCACGCCAGCCGCGTTTGTGGCCGCAGTAGCTAACGTAGACCCAGCATCTTTAGCCGCTGTAGATTGGATGCCGGCAGCGTTGGTAATTGCTGGGGCCAGTATGCCAGCTGCTTGCTGAGACGCAGCAGAGAGAGCCTTACCACTATTCAGCGCTGTCTTAGCTTGCGCCAAACTTCCTGCGCCAGTTGCCAACGCGCCTACCAAATTTTTAATTGCGCTAGACGTGGCATTGTTGCCTAGAACTTTTTTAGCAGCATCGAGCGCGCTCATGCCTCCATTTCGGGCGGCGGCGGCTTGCGCGTATTGCGTGTCAGTCAGGCCGCCAGTAGAGGTTAGGCCATTTGCCAAATTAGCCGCTGTGGAGTCGGCAGCCTGAGCCGCTTGTATGGACGCTGCGTCGGCGTTTGGTATGACATCCCCGAACAGATCGTACGTGTAGCCCGGACCTGCTGCATCAGCTCCAAATGAGGCTCCGTTTGAGACGATAGAGCCGACTGGGTCTGAGAAAGTTAGATCCCCAAATCCATTAGTTAAAGTATCGTCTGCTGCTGCGCTGGCCGCATCTGTAAATGATGACAATCCAGTGTCATCGAACAGCCCAGCTATATCACCAAATAGGCCCACGTCACCACCCCCTGCATTCGCACCATACGCGGCAGATGCCGCGTCTGTAAATTCTGCTGGCACTGCTAAGGCGCCAGCTCCAGCCCCGCCGCCACCCGCGGCTGCACCCGCACCAGCGGCCCCAGCACCAATACCCGCCGCACCTCCAGCTCCTGCGCCGCCAGCGCCGACTGCCTCCGGCAAGCTTGACACAGCACTACTGAGACCGGCGTAATCGAAAGCTCCCGGAGCAGCGACGCTACCAATACTCGTAGCACCGCCAACGCCCTCACCTGCGGCTGCTGCGCCGCCCCCAGCGGCTGCACCGCCACCCGCCGCAGCAACCCCCGCGCCAGCAAATACGGCCCCCACAATGGCGGGAAACACGGTCCCCATGAAATGGTCCATGAAGTCACCACCATCATAACCTCCCGGGTTCGTCAGAGAGAAATCATACTGCCCCTGCATGCCAGTCTTCTGAGCGTCTAAATCGGCCTTACCCAAAGCCGTACGACCCTCGGGGGTTTGTGATTTAGCTAAGCGATCATCATAAATTTTCTGCCATGCTGGGCTTCCTACCTCTAACTGGTCATTACCAGACCCATCATTCAGGATGCCGGCCGCAACCTGTTCTGGTGTCATACCGGCGTACGAAGCCAATGCCTCGTCATAACGAGAATTTACTATATTCTTGCTATCCAGAGAATACTGCTGAAATGGTGACAGTGCCATGGTCACACCTTAATTTAAACGATACCAAGAATTATCAGTAGCTCGGTAAAAATAATTAAATCCTGAACCACCTACTAACGTAGTGGGAGCATTAAAAACAGTCTCACCATCACTAGGAGACAGTGTAAATCCGGTGACTGTCTTAGTAGATGAAATTTGTACCGGCTGTCCATCATATGGAACAGATGGAAGAACCACCGTGCCAGTTGCAAGAACTCCTGCTGGTTTTAACATCAATACCTTATCTGTGGAAGACATAGATATGGAAAATCCTGTTAAAGGAACTTGGAGATTTATTTCCTTGTAATCAGTTACATGGGAAATAAATACAGCTAGTTGCTGTATCCATTGCGACCATGGGATCGATATTTTCCCCCCATTTGTATCTACCGAAATATCTAATGGTGGAGGTCTATTAGCCATTGCCGCTCTCCGTGTTAGACGATTCAGCCGACCCGGAGGTGATGATAAACTTAACGGGGTCAGTCATTCGGAATTTGAAAACAAAATCAGCTGCCATTCCTAGTCTACGCCAAATAACACGAGGCGAAAAATATTGGCCTACTTTACCGACAGAAGCCCATCGCTCAGTCCCGAATGTTCTCCCCCCATCTTTGCTAATCTGCATCATGATCTTGGGGTCTGATCCTTGACCATTTTGTAAGCCTACTCCAGTTTCCATATCCAAAACAAGTTCATCAATAGAAAACTCGTTTCCTCCATTTCTGACATGACGAGTGCAGCCCTCGCGCTTAATAGGTGTCCCGTTATCTGTGTACACCGAATCAGAGAACTGATACAAATTTCCGCTTTGATAATCACTTACATAATTTAGAGTGTTAAAAACTACCCCCAAATTGGCGTAATGCCTACTTTCTAATGACAATCCTGTTTGGACCTCTTGCCAAATATTGGTTGAAGCGTCGTACAAGAATGAACGATTACCAGTAGGAAATGTAAGTTGATACATGGGATGACCATCAATCATGTATGTAAGAGCGACCGCATCAGAAAACGTATTGAACCCATTGATAATATGTTCGATGTCCGAAGTGCTAATCCTATTTGGAGAGTATCCATTTAGCATAAGAACCTGGACACTTCCTTGAGGATTTTGACCAAGGAAAACAATAGAGTTATTGAGCTCAGCGCGCGACCATATAGCAGCTATTCCCCATGTCTGAGAAGCACCGTTTATCCTCTGGTAAGGGACTGGAGAGGTCCCTACGTCCTGCCAAAACTCCATAGAGGTAGGCCCCCACAAAATTAACGTACCGTTCCAGACCTGAACGGCGGCTATGTTGTCAGAACTGTTTTCTTTGCTGGCGAAGATTGCCGGTGTCCACGTTGCTCCAGCATATGATTGGCTGATGTAGTACTGACGTGACCCGGCCTTTTCCACTTGGAAACGACCGTTGAGGAATGAGATAGTAGTAGCGCCAGCGGGGAAATTTGCGTCAACAATAGCCGCGAGGGTTAGTGTTGCTATCGTATAAATATATCCCTTTGTACCGTCAACAATGCCGATTTCGATACCGTTATCGGAAATGCTAACGATTCCAGTACTTGTAGACAAGCTACCACGGCTAGTGATAGTTCCAGATGAGTTTATCTCGTAGAATATAGCCCCAGCCACAACATACATTAGTCCTTTAACTACTCTCATTCCACGGATAGGATAGGTAGGTAATATAAACCGAAGAATAGTTCCTGGGGTTCCGCGCAAGATGAATGCGTTTCTGTCCCCATCAGGACGAGTATCGAAAAAACAATTCAATCTCCGCTGAGCCGTTACCACCTCAGAGTATGAGTTTATTCCAGTGCCAAAGAGAGAGATAGGTTTCATCCTATTCTCCAGACTGGAAGAACATCGTCACTATTTCTGGGTCTTTACGCTGTGCGATAAGCAGGGCTGAGGTGAAATTATCCTGCATAAGCGCGGTCCAATTCGCCCCGTACATTGGGCATATCTGCTTGGCCAGCCCCCATGACAGGGCCAAGAACCACTCTTGAGGGTATTCCGGCGTATCTAGTGGATTATTAAAGTCTTGAATTGCCTCAAGATACGACATGCAGATATGTTTGGTCACATCCTCCGACGCAGCAACATCCGTAAAAAGAGTGCTACTAGTCAGTTGAAATTCATAGTAGATAGCTGTTGGGTCTGAAATGAAACTGGTGTCTACCTTTGACGGTAAAATGTCGTAGTCACCTATGTTTCGAATAATGTTCAATGGGATGTCATTATTGTTGATATCGCGTAGAAACGCGGTTTCAATAACTATTGGCTGCTGTGCAGCGCCAGCAATAACATAAACGAATACAACAGCATTGGCAGAGGCCTGACTAGGAAGATTAGTCGTGAGAGTGACAGTATTACCAATCACAGATAATATCTGTCCCCAGAATAGAGCGCCAGAATCCAAGACCACCCCAATTTTCTGAGTTGAAGCCGAGGCTAAGGAAGTGGCGTCCGTCACTACAACTACAGGCTGCCCACCTGACGCCGTAGCCGCTAATGTGTAGTTTCTGTAGCTATTCGTCCATCCTGTGGCGCCAGGGCCGATCGTGTACTGCCCTGTAGTGTTAGACAGAAACAGATGCCCATGGCGACGTGTCCATGTCTTCAGTCCCGGGGCGAAGTCGGCGGTGCCCTGCCACTGCTTGCACATCATGTTTAGCTTGCGAGCGCAGTCGATCGTTTCCTGTGGCGTAGGAATTTCCAGCTCATCCAATTTACGGATGTTCAGCAATGCCTCCCGGATGATGTCGTCTCGGCTTACAGAGAAAACGAACGTTCCTGATGTCGTCATTACGCCGCCTTATTCAGTCTCTTATTGACGAAGTGTTCAATATAGAAATATACCTCGTCTGGTGAAATATCCTTCTGGCACTGAGCGGTGCCGGACTGCTCGTCCTTAGTGCAGTTGTCCCAGCCATAGTGCATCATGTGGCATGCCGTCACCTCGTCACTGTCACGGCCCTTGCAACGAGTACCTTTCGAGACCAGTGAAATGGTATTGACCCAGTCACGTGTCAGGTTTTCAACGCTGGAGTGCGACAGGAAGCAAATCTTTGGCGTAGGCAAGCAGCAAGCGGCATTGAGCGTGCCAGTCTCGGGGCCAATGATCAAATCCGCCTCTTCAGCGAAGGCTAGCGTATGGCGAATGTCCCACTTCCCGCAGGTCAGGTGTACGCGAGGCTCCTTTTCCCAGCCAGCCTCAAGCATTTGCTCGTTTGCGCCACCACAGAGAACTACATGCACGTCCTTGTAATTCAACATGACCGCGGCGATGATTGCGTCCAGTTCCGCCCACGTCTTGTGTACAGACGATCCGGCCAGCGCCCACAGGATGGTAAATTTCCCCATCTTCTCACGCGTCTTACGCGCCCAATTCTTTTCTTCTGGCTTGACGAAGAACTTCACTTGTGGCACATGCGGGATGCCAGCCAGATCGTGCTGAAACTCCAAATAGTTGGAATTCATGTGCTTATGCCGGATCATCGGCGTCCAGCCATGAGACGTGCGGCCGGGCATCGCTAGCCATGTACCCTCGACAGATTCGGAAAGATTGACGAACTTGGTGTATTTTTTCGCCTGATACTTCCAGAAATTGGCCAGTTCCTGATTGGGAATCTGGTCCTTGTCCAAGACCATGAAGGCGTCGATATTGGGGTCCGTTTCTACTACCTTCAGCCCCGGATCGCTTGCCATCAAAGTGACGTGATAGCCTTGCTGCTTCAGACCAGCCAAAACACTGCTTGCTTGCATCAAATCGCCGTACGCGCCGAATCGGCAGACTAGCACCGACTTTTCAGGCTTCGGCTTGGTGTGGCTAAACAGATGCTGCTTACCGTGCGTCTTCTTGAACACGAGCAGCATCGAATACTCTTCGCCCCCGTTACGGTCTTGATTCTCGACCAGATCCCAGCCGCCGATTTCCTTCATCGTATTGATGATGCCCTCGGGCATGAAGTCATGCAGGTGCGTCGGGTTAGCGCCAGGCTGACCGATATTCGGATAGAACAGCTTGTGAGGCAGGTACAGGGCCATGTGACCGCCCTGCTTGACTACTCTCCACCACTCGGTCAACGCGGCCTTGTAGTTCTCGATATGCTCAAGCAGATGGCTTGAGTACACAAAGTCCATGCTGCCCGAGCCAAAGATACTCAGGTCTTCCGCCGTCTCTACGAAGACATCGGGCTTGATCTGATGCCCAAACATGGCGTGGTTTCCGTTATCCACGGAGATTGCTTGCGGTAGAACTTTGAACATGCCTGCGCCGAGGTCAATACCCCGACCTCGAAGATAAGGGGCCACCTCCCAGACGATCTTGCGTGACTCTGACCCCTGCTGATCTTCCGCTCTCCAGACCATTTTTTCTCCGTAATTAAAGTAATGCGCTATTGACGACTAATACGCCCTCAAATGCCGCTGTAACGTTCGTGGCTGCTTGAGCGGTATTTGTAACCCTTAAGCAAAAATCCTGTTTTTGCGTGATGATAAGACCGGTGTCTATGTCATGACGATATGGTACAACCGATGTTACTTGGAATTCCAGCGGAATCCTATTAGTTCCATCGACTAATCTCGTGAAAAATCCAAAAACAGCAGTGTTGTTTGTGGCATTAGATGGTGCAAGGATAGTAAAAACCGCCGATTTAATAAAGAGAGTACAGTTTGCTGGAACAGTGTAAACGCAGCACCGACCAAACCCGTATCCAACGCGCATGATATTGACGATTGACCCACCACCAGACACTTGAAGAGTGATGTCCCCAGCGTTTTTACTGGAAGACCCAGACGTGCTAAGAACGAAGGTGTTGACTCGTAAGTATTGCTTTGTTGTGAGTACTGGCGTTACCCCATTGAGGGTTAGTGTCTCTTGTATCTGAAGATAGTTGGCATCTAAACCGATAACCGTAACTGTTCGACCACCAGTACCTGCTGCGGCGTCATTGGCGCTCGTAGATGAAACTTGAAGCGTGGCGGCGGATGGAAGCCAATTGTAATCGCCGCCGCCTTCCCATACATCAGCAGCGCCGCCGTTCGCTATGCTCGGATTATGCCCCAGTGCGTTAGTTCGGATTTGAGTGGGGATCAGGCCCATACCAACGGCCATGTAATACCCCATCTCCATCAAAACCCCGGATGGGGTGTGTACAGACCGAACCATAAGAGCCTATTATTGGTTAATTTTCCAAACCTCACCGACACCTTGCTTTCGGCGCTGCACGTTCAGAAGTCCAGCAGTAGTTTCAACATCCAGCCACGCAAACCCTGCTTTTTCTGCGAGTTCTGCTACTTTCTTACGGCTAAGAGATGTTTCGTTTAGAGCATTCTTGAGGAAAGATTCTACACTATCGTGCTCTGTATCAGGATCAGAGATTTCCGCCTCGGGCTCAAAGACTTGCTTCCCGCTGCCATTAAATAACATACCATCCTGCTCAAATATAGCATTGACATGGCCGTAAATGGTTGCGAAAGACTTCTTTCGGTCTAGTTGCATTTTTTAACTCCGTACTGTATCTGCACTAAATAATTAACCCAACCCATATGATCACCGTACACGGCGTGCTCGTATAGTACCGTATGCTTTGGCTGTGGATATAGCAAACCCGCATTGGGCTACTAAGTAGACCGTAGTAGTGACGGCTAAACTCAGCCGTGAGGTCGGCAACACTTCAGACGCGTCTACCCCCAAACCTGCCGCTATAGCATAGGGATTGCTAAACCCCGAGTCCTGCGGCCCAAGAGTGGCAGATGTTGTGCTTACGCTACCCTGTAAGTACGAAACCGTAGAAGTAGCCCCTAAGTTTACATCCACAACTCCTGTGACATCCCAGTCACCGGCAGTAAGTGAAATACTAGTGACATTTACCGCAGTGTTATTTGTTAAACTTACGCCGCTTCCGACAGCTATAGTGGAGCTTATAATCTCCCCAACATCCCCAGCTCTTGCTGAGTCGTTCGTAGGCGTACCAACAAGACGTTGCCGAAAATCAAGTTGTCTAGGCACCCCTGTGATTATATTTTTCAGGATGTTGCGATAAATACCAGCGAAAGTCGGCGCATAGAAATTCTCAAATGACCATTCGCTTGGATGAGTTGTATTAGCTTTATACGAATTACCTTGAGAATCATTTGGTTTAAAGAGGTCAGTGCTTCCTGATGCTAGTCCTTGACTAACAAGACCATTCACTTCTGCTACCTTGACGAAAGGTTGCATTGCAATAGTAGCCGTGTTCACAAAGCGTCGCTCCAAATCCTGAGTCGGAGTCAAAGTTTCAACCGGGGAACCAGTCCACAACACCGGCTCAATCAAATTCTGCTGACAGTAATCAAGAACATCCTGTGTATGAGCTAGTTGGTCAAAACTAGTCCGTCTCGTACGTGCCAAGTCGTTCTGAGTAAATGGTATGTACGTTAGAACATCTGGTTTTATTACGGTAAGAATATTGCGAGCCAACTTCCAATACTGTTGACTAGTCTGACCGGAAAACCCCACATTAATGCTCTGAACAGGCTGGGTAATAGACGATGCGTCACACGCGGCTCGGTGTCCCCATGAACTGACAGTATCTGCTACGTAGGTATCCTCAGTAATGGAGTCCCCTACATTCATTACCGTCATACCGCCTTGCCGAGACCTAACCTGAACAAAAAACCACGGCATTTTAACAGTGCCGGCTCCGAAGGCGAACGAATCGTTTAGAACGGCTATGTTATCACTGAAGCTGTAAGCGGCTTGAAGAATACGGCCCCGGCACGCCTGTATCTGAAAAGCACTTCCATCCTGGAAACTGCCGCTAGTCGGCACTCCAAACCAAGTCCAGGTATGCGTAGCATCACCGGGCATATAAATTCGAATTAAAAGCAATGGTCTAGTGCCACCATCAGCACGCGGCACGGAAGAACACGGCGCCCAGTCAGAAATAAGAAACGACGCCATGGTGTTACTCGACGGTCCGTCCAGAGCGCGCTGGTTGGAAGTATTGTCAACTTTGGCTAATGGCAGTGTGCCAGTAGCAGAACTTGCTAAATCTACCTCTTTTGGCGGGTCTACCGAGCCGTCCCACTGACTCGACTTAGACCAAGTTAGATTATTCCACCCGTAAAGATCGGAAGCCGCTCTAACAGCATTAAATTTTGTTCCACCTACTATCGGACGGAAACTATTGTCAGCGGTATCAATCGCAGCGGTCTCAGTAGTAGACACGATAGCCTTGATACCTGCTAGGGAATTATTGGTAATTTCCCAGCCGCCTATGATTATACGAACTTCATCAAAGTCGGCTTCCATCTCTCTTTTAATAGAGATAGTGTTAGTGCTGTTCGCGGGTGTCGTATTTGAAATACAGCCGCTACCATGCAGTCCAGTAGTATTGCCAGGGGGGCCAGCGGTCAAAACTGTATTTAATTTCCTGGCTAAGCCGGAAAAAGGCAGAGATGGACCCGGCCCGTCAACAGGGGCGGGCGGCGAAGCCGCTACAGACAAATTATACGAGTTGTAGTAAATACCGCTCTGCAAATAGTAAATGTTACCCGCATCCGTGTTTACTGTCGCATACGGCTGAGTACGGTCGAAGGCCATGACTACATCCGGTCCAGATAGTTATTACGTTCCACAAAGCCAACATTTCCTTTTTCGTCTTCAACTTCTCCGTAGAAAAGATCAATATGCTCGCCGCCGTACTGGTCGTCAGTGCCCTTCATGTTGAAGCGGCTGAAGCCCTTGGTCATTGACTTGGCATTGACGCCGTCGGACACGTCAGTATTGCCGCCAAAGCCCTGTACGAACCCATCACTGCCGCAGTCGTACAAGTCAACCTCTGGCATGTCGTTGAGCTTGGCTCGGCCGCCGACAGGGATATCATGATTGACTCGGGCCGATTCAAACGACACGAAATTTTCACCGCCCTCTTCTTTCGTAGGGACGGTAATCTGGAACTTTTCGCTCAATGACATTTTGACACCTCTTTATCGTAGATATACTGAACACCATAAGAGGGAAGCGCCATGCTGCTTGCCTCCCCAACCAAACTAAAATGAGCAGACCGCATCTTGGCGACCACCTCGATATTCTCGCGCATTAAGCTGGTGCATTTCTGCGACCATGCCAGCAATTCTACGCCTCGTGGCCCGTCAATCACACTCGTGATATACACAAGACGCTGTAAATCTTCCTCATTCGGAGGATCGGCGCCTTCTAGCGATCTAACAACCAGATCGTGCATCAACCGGAAGAGGACCGAACTATCCAGATATCTGAAGAAATCCTCATTCAATTTCAACGGTATCATGCCGTTATCTGCCAATGTCTTAAGCCCATCCGCCACCAGAAGGTAGCGATACGTTGTCTTCGATTCACTCCAGCGCTTAATAGTTGCTTCTGTTGGCTTGTCGCTTTGAGTTTCAATGACAGGACACTCGATTAGAGCTGACACGCTATCCTTGAATTTCTCCAGCAGACAAAGCGAGTGCGGGAAAGAACTAGTTGCGTACACATCCCAAAACTCGGAATTGACGGCTTCTTTCAACCGATCGGTTTTCATGACGTTGCCGGAAATAAACCCAGTCATGTCTAACCAGCCATACCGAGAGCACAAATCTAAAAATGTACCCTGTATAACACATGGGTTACCTACTCGCTTCTGCTCAGCCACATGCAAAAATTCTGTATTGCTCTTACCGATAAACTCACTGACAAACTTTAAGGCGCCAGGCAGCAACACATCGTCATCGCCAAACGTCCATGTCCACTCTGAATCAGAGTTCAAAACCGCCGACTTGAAACTATCCGGGAAATCTCCGGTCGTCTCTCGTTTGCAGTAGACCACAAACGGATACTTCTCTCGCAACTCTCTCGCCACTGCCGCCGTCCCATCACTGGAATTATTATCGGAGATGACGATTTTGTGAGGATTTTGCTGAGCGATACTTTCCACGCAAATTCGCAGGTTTTCTGCTCGGTTTAACGTGGGTATGACAAATGTAATCATTGATTGGTCTCAATCAAAAAAGAGGGGCCGCGAAGCCCCTCTTATATCACATTTCGTTGACATCGCGAGATGGGAACCCGCCGTCATCTTCATAACCTGCGTCAGTGATTTTCTTGAAGGGCATCATGCGGATATCGCATACTTCCTGATTCGCAATGTCCATACCTGGAGGCATCATATTGAACTTGGCGCCCTCGCCGTACGGAGTCCCCTTCTTGTCGATGTAGCCGGAAGTCTGGAACCCCGAAGCTTCACCGATATCGTTCTTCATGGATTCCATGTCAACGATACTTGGCGTGATTTCATGCCCGGGTTTTGCAAATGGCTCCGCCATGCCGATCTGGCCCTTGTTGGAACCGCCCATTTTAGCGGGCATCTTTGGCTGTTTCATGATATCAACTCCTTAGTTGGAAACAACAGCATTAGGATCAAATGCGTACTCAACACATGGCACAACAACGGCCGTAGCGTCAGTACCACGCTGTACCCAGAACAGATCGCCCTGAATCAAGCTTACGCCGCCATCAGCGGTATTGCTGCCCACGCCGGTTTGGCTGATCTGGTAACGACGTACGCCGCCCACGGCCGCGTCATTGACGTATGGGCCGTAAGTAGAGGTTGTAGTGCCCGACAGCTTGAATGCCGTGATAGTGTCGCCAGTGCCGGTCGTAGTGACCGTAGCGGTGCCATTCCAGCCGGTGTAAGTCGAAGTGCCGGCAGTAACGGTATTGGTCAGAATCGAATACATGTGCAGCGCCGTAAAGGCTACGAACTTGCTGTAGCTCTTGCTAGCACCAGCAACCTGCGCATCGAACTGGTTTTGGTTACGAGAGGTGTACGTCGGATGATCGTACATCATGCTTTTGGTAGTCATTTTACTTTTCCTTTAGATTGAGTGCTCAAGACCTGAATCGATGAGTCCGAAGGTTTCGTCGCAGCAGCTGATTTGTCTCCTGTGGTAATGGATGGCGTAATACTCGCACCATCGCAATACCCTAGATTGTAAATTACGCGCAAAGCAGCTACTACAGACTCGCCAACATTCTGCTTGAAAATACTTTCGATGTCGGAATCTTTCATGATTTCATACCTTAACTCTTACAGATTTTGACCAAGATAGCCCCAGCGTAAGCCACGTTTTATCCGGCTAATTTCCATCTGCTGCACACCAAACATATTAGCAATCTTCTCTTGGGAAAGCTCACCTTTTTTAAGCAAGTCAAGGATAGTAATAACTTCTACTTCTGTAAGAATGGATTTGGAATTTCTCTCACCGTATGTAGATCTACCCTTGTTCTTCATGTCCTGCATATTATCCTTTTGCGATCCAATAGAAAGATGATCTGGATTAACGCATTTCGGGTTATCGCACTTATGAAGAATATACTTATCTTTAGGAACTTCCCCTTTAAAAATCTCAAAAGAAACACGGTGCGCGTAAACTTGCTTGCGCTGGCCTGTTAGTTTCAACTGACCGTAGCCCTTTCCGGCTAGCGATGCAGTCCATTCCCAACATCCACTGTCCTTGTTCTTCCTATATTTTTCGTGAAACCTCTGGATTAATCCTTCGTCGTACATGGCAACCTCCTTAAAACCACCATTATACAACAACGGTACTTACATTTTCAAACAAATTAGCTGGCACTATCCCACTTTACTATACGAGTATTGGCAGCCAAGGTATGTACAATCCCAAACCCGCCTAAATAATACCAAGCCACGCCCTTGCTGCGGCCGTAGTCCGTTGGGATCTTGCCTCGCATTTCCTCAGGAACCGCAATAGCTTCCGCCACCGTGTCGTTACCCATGAAGAAGATCCAGTCCGACTTACCATTAGTCCACGCGTTAGTGGTGATGCCGTCAGTGCCGGTACCCTTGGCAATGTTGGTTTGCTCCACGTAGCGGGTATTCTCGTAGCGGCCCACTTCACCGTTCATGATCAGCTTGAAGCCGGTGTCCGTGTACTGGTGGATCGTCTCCAGGTTGTTCTTGAACGAGCGCAGGGTAGACGGCCATGCCAGAGCATAGTAGTCATCGCCCAGATACGCCGGGATGTTGCGCTCTTTCATTGCATCAACGATCGACTTCGCGTGAGCGTTGTTATACGCCACGTTGTTCGTACCTGTGACGGTGCCGTTCGTAAACAGCGTTACAGCAGCGGTATCCGTACCAGCGGTAGGAATAGCACGCAGCAGCGTCTGGTTGAACTGGTTCCATGCCAGACGGTCGAACGATTTAACTGCGTCGTTCTTCAGCACTTTCTGGATCAGCTCTTGAACAGGCAGCTTAGACAGGTTGTCCAACTTAGCGGAGTACGGAACGCTATTACCAGCCTCGGTCATAGTGAGAGTACCCTGCGTGATGGTGTAGTTCGTTTCCGGCATCGTGTTGGTTTCA